TTAAATTCCTACCTGTTCGAGCGTCCTAATATCTATATCTACTTTAGTTGCTGAAATGGCATTATAAATCGGTATGCGGTTGGCAAAATATGCTATAGCGTATCCCCATCCACTCACGTAAACATAATAATTGTAATCATTATCTCTATACATTCTTATTGATGACGGTCCAGAATTATGCGTAATACATAACCCATTACCACCGCCATGCATACAGATAATAGAGTAGTCATCAACTACTTCCGAATTACCTTCACCAACAATCTTAACAACCAAATTTAAATTCCTTGTAAAATCAATCCTATATAAGGTTGCAGATCCTCTACCTTCTGCCATCCTTATATAGTTTTCATTTTGCAGAAGTTCTCCCAGAAGTGGATTAATCAGGTGTAGGTGTAATTATTTCACCTGTAATATTGGAAAAATCAGAAAAGTCTATTGTTAAGAAATTCGGTCTTGTTCTTCTAACTAATGATACCTTATACGAGATGGAAGAATCATCCGACTTAGGTAACACATACAATTTACTATTTGCATATTTAAAATCGCACCAATGCATCCCCATATATTTTATTTCTATGTTTTTAGATCCAGTAGGTATTGACATCACTCTATAAAATGCAGTATTAGCTCCCGAATAGACATATATTTCTATCAACGAAGAAGAAGTATATAAACCATTAGAATCAGCTTTATAGTCAATAATCAGACCTTTTCCTCTTTCTATATCAGTTACTGCAAATATTTTACTCATTAATCCATTCTTATTAGCCGTAGCTGTACCTATCAGTTCTCCCAGGACTTTCGCGGCAGCCGAAGAAGATGTCAAAGTTGGGTTCTTGGAACCGTCCAAAGTACGGAGCCAAGAGAAGGTGTCGGACTGGGGCAACTGGTCCTCAAACTCATCTGTTCCGGCTGCCGCAGCGGCAGCAAATGTTGATATTTCTGATGCAGCGGAAACAATCCGTGCGGAAACTAATTCTGTCATCTCATCGACGGTCACCTGTCGTTCGTTGCCGTTTTTATCCACAGCTTTAAAGCCAACTATATTATTCAAGTCCATAATGCAAATTTTAAAATTAAAACAAATACTTCACCCATGCAAAATAATTACTGTTCTCAATATAATTCGGATCATCCTCGTTGGAATATGCCTCCCTCTCAAACGATACCGTCTTATACGCCCTGCCGGCATCCTTCAACCGTACCGCCCTGACCAGCCACTCCACACCATACCAGAGATAGAATGCCAGCCCGGCCAGTACCAGCCACCAGGCGGAAAGGTCAAAACACAACAGCAAGATCCAGATAACTGTACCGATGGCAACTGCCATCTCAACCCATTGACGGGCGTGGGTACACTCATGGTTTCTCACTTTCTGAGTGATTTTCTCTTCCGGTCGCTTGCTTAAAACAAACGGACCGATTGTTATCGTATGGCAAGAACTGAACGCAAGCAGCACCTTTGCCAGAAGGTTGTTACAATATACCTTTTTCATGTTGTTCCTCCTTTTTATCTAAATAATCATTCAAAGAATCAGCCAGCAGACCGGGCAGCATGGAGGTGGAGCGTCTTATGATATCCACCTCTTCTTCGTCAATCTCGACACCTTCAGCAGTAGATTTGAATATCTTCTCAGCAAGGAGATGCGCCTTCAAACCCGCTACGTTCTTGTATATCCAGTCACCGTAGGCCTCAGTGATGTTGTTGGCTATCAGTTTTTCTTTCTTAATCCCGTCGTAAATAGGAAATTGTGCAAAATTTATTCTCATACTTTAATATTTTAAATGTTATAAATCCACCCAGGTACTTCCTCCATTCGTTGACTTGCGAATTCCGTTTCGCCCGACTGAAAAAATATAACTTCCACATCTTACATACAGAGCATCATTCGCTGTTGAAACATCCCCGGTTGATGATACAGTTATACTTCCACTTCTAATTACTGTATCCAAAATACCTTGGTATAAATGTCCGTCTATTGACTGGAACCGTTCGTATTTCATTTCAAATTTGTCGTATTGCAGCAACAAATTATCAACATTTACAGCCGACATATTAGTGCTGCCGATAAAATTATTACCGATATTGAATCCGCCAATTGTCCCCTTTGTCGCTATGATAGTCCCGGTGATATTCGCTTTCTGACAAAGAATCTCTCCGGTCTTTGTGTCCATCCTCAGATTAGGCTGGCCGTTAGTGCTGTCCTGTGACTGCATGATACCGTAAGGTGCCCCGTCCGATGTGTATCCGTTCAACTTGAACATAAATCCGGCTATGTTCGCCTTATCAGCAAGGAATATGTCGGTTACCAGACTTTTGTATTTCTGCATGGCTTCCCAGTTGGAATCTCCGTTAGCGGATGTAGGAGCCGCTGATACAGAACTTCCATAGTTGCGCACAAGAAAATTGTAATAAACTTCACCTATTTTGTGAATGATCTTGTCACGCTGTTTTGCATTCCATACGTATGTCTGTCCGGAAGCCCATACACCTCTGTCATAAGGGAACGCACCCGTAGCTCCTGTTGCTCCTATGGAACCATCATTTGCAACACCCACACCCTTCTCGGCCACATAATTGTCATTCCAAGCAGCAGCATCGGAAGCTGATTTATAAGCCCGGACGGCAAACTGGGTGTATCCGGCTGTCGCAGGTACGGATATCTGGCTGTTCAGTGTCGCACCTACATGAGCCAGCCAGCTTCCGTTGTATTTGCGGGCTGCCAGATAAAGCGTGCTGCACGTGCTTACATTGCCTGCCACATTCTGTTTGCAAGTGACAAGGAATCCAGACGGGGATGGCGTGCCTGTTGAAGTGAAGTTGATCACGCTGACAGGACTGTCCAGCCAGTAGGATGCCGACGGTCCGACGGGGGCAACCATCTCCTGCCAGTCCGCATGTACCGTCCGGTTCGCAGATCTGCCGGCGAGGATGTATCCGCCGTCTCTTTTCCTGCGGAGTCTGCCGTTTCTGAACTTGGCGATTTTAATAGGAGGGTTGGAGGTTTCAACCTTGCTTAAGTAAGATCCTCCGGCAAACGATACTGTACTGTTCTTGGCATACGGAGTATTGGCGGATTCCCAATGACCGGCTGCTGTGATGCTCTCACCATCCTTTCCGTCACTGCCGTCCACAACCATCGGGACAGTTTCGACATCAACCGCCTGACCGTTCACGTAGAACACGAACTTCAAGCTACTGGTAAAATTACCGGAAGCCACCCCGACACCATCACCGATGGGAACCTCGGCCGCACCGTCACGACTGTACTTCAACTCCCCGTCCGTTGTGGCCGTAGTGACCGCACCGACTGTTTTCATACGCCGACAGGATACCGAAGCTACACTGTAACCGCCGTTCTTGTTCTTGCTGACCATCGTGGCCGAAGTGACAAGGCTATAAATTACCGCATCGGAACCGTCCGCCCCGCCACGGACACCGGTTATCTTGAAAGTCAGTTCACGGGTATAGAGCTGCCCGTTCTTCATTGCAGCCAGTGTGATGGTGACCGTATTCTGTTCCGGAACCGACTTTCCGGCAGCGACGGATATCGCCACCGCTCCGGTGGCCTTGCTTGTGCTTGCCGTGAAACCGGCAGGCGTGCTGACTGTCAAAGATTCAAGGGTGAGTTTCTCGGTACCGTACCACATGGACACATGGGTAGTCCATGACTGTGCGGAAGTAGTAACGCCGGTACTGGTAAGAGCGACGCTCACCATCTCATTGTCAAGGTCTGCCATGACATTCGACTCCCCGTCCTTACTCCAACGGTGCACAGGGGCCGGAGTGCTCCATTCACTCCATACTCCATCACGCTTCACACGTTTGCACGCCCATTCCACCTGATGGTCGGCATCCACGCCAAGAAAATCATCTGTCCAGCCTTCCGGTATATAATCATCCTGCTGCTTCGATTCCGGCTTGTCAGGGGTAAGGCCGATGATGTTGGTACGGGTGTAGATCCACTCGTAACCTTTGCCGTCCTTACCGTCAGTTCCGTCTTTGACCATGACCATCCACAAACCATTCCGGTATATGTAAGTACAATGGTCAGCCGTATTTCGGTAGCTGTCACCCTCCTTGGGATTGGACGGATGGGATGCGAACTCACCTAGAAAGGTGATGCTCTCACCTTTAAGTTCACGACCGTCCAGCAGTATCTCCCAATCTTCATGCACGGTCCAGTCGGCTGACTTCCCGGCAAGGATATAACCGCTATCCTTTTTGCGACGATAACTGCCATTCCTGAACCTTGCGATCCTGATGGGAGGATTGGATGTCTTCACCTTGGATAAAAAGACACAGTTGGCAAGAGTGACCATTGTATTGGCTTTGTACGGGGTTTTGGAGGATTCCCAATGACCGCCACCTACTACGGACAATCCCGGATCACCTTTTTGCCCTTCCGCCACTTGTTTCAGCCATGCCGGATTATCATCTGACGGTTCTGTTGTTGTTCCATTATCATCAACACACAACCACAAAGCCCCGTTATGTGACACCCGGTCATAGTAGGCGTACTTACCTGAAACCCATTCACCCTTGTCCAAGGGTACACGAACTGTCTGTCCGGTGATCTCATCAACTTGAAAGATAAGCCCGGTCATGATGATGTTCTGAAGAACGGCTGAGTAACTGTCCGCATTAATACCGGCTACAGTCATACCCTTCTTCTTGCCGAACCAGCTCTTCATCTGTGCCGGCTCCGGGTCCCAAGTGTTGGCATTGTCAAAGAATGTAATACAGTTATTTCCGTTGACTGAATCAATAAGTATATAAGTCTGACGTTCCGGGTCCGTAAAGTTACCTGTTTGTGCCAATACCATCTGCTCGGCAGGTTTCCAGTCAGAATGCCCCGGACGGGGAATGACAGTAAACTTCTTGGCTGTATAATCTGCGGCAGTCACCCGGAATTTCATTTCTTCAAAGCCGTTCAGCTTGCCTTCGCTATTTTTAGTCACAAAATAGGTGGTAAGGATGTCATCAACAAACTGGCTCAATCCGTCCGCATCCGTCAGATCGGGAGTGATGGTGTAGGTTCCATCGCCGTTATCCACGTATGACAATACGGTACAACCACCACCGGGGGAGTTTACCATACGTCCTTTGAAATAGGTTGTACGGTTATAAGCTATTTCAGGAACAAACAAACGCTTACGAAATACACCGCTTTCCATTTCAAGATTGCCCTTTTCGTCTATGTATCCACCTAATACACCAGTAACGAAATCACCGAACTTGGCGTATTTCTTAATGACAGTTCCGCCCAATAATGATAAAAGAAAATTTGTAGAATCCTCCTTGTCTTTGCGCAAAAAGTATTTGGTGAGCTTTTCTAAATCGGAATTATCCATGTTTTCTAGAATCCCGATAAATATGCGCCCAATCCTTTCAGCTGTATTCTCTCCTTCTGTAGATGCGTTTCTTACTTGAAGAGCCAGTTTCTTTAATATGTCAACAGAATCGCTCATTCTCCTATTACACGAAAAACAGTTCTATTAGATTTTAATTTCCCTTCACCGTTATAAAGTGGCATACCGCATTCTTTTAGGTAAAGCACGCATTCTTTCAGGTAGCGGTCAGCTATACTACATGCATCGCTATACACCATCATCTTTTCCTTGAATACTGTATGACTGCTATATTCACCTTCCTTGTTCACGAAGCCGAAACGGGATACATTTCCATCTCCATTTTTGACAATACAGGCATAGGTATAATAAGCCAAAGCTACGCGAAGTCCAGTGATGATTATCTTCTTTTTACATTTAGTTTCATAAGTACCTCCGTCAAGCAGTAGCTGGTATTTTTCAGGATTTTTTTTCACGTCAAGGAACAGTTCGTCTCCCAACGCTGATTTGATGTAGATATTCTCCGACTCACGGATGTAGGTTTCTATCTTGTCAGGATCGAGATGTACAGACATTCCGCGAGACAAAGCCGATACCTCATCTGTTGTTATTAGATACTGCTGCATTTCGTACATACTTTAATGGTTCCACACTATAATCATTAGAGGGGTTGACTACCTCATACCAATAGCTGAATATACGGCTAAAGGTACGCTCAATTAAGCGCTGTTGCTTGCTTACGATAGAATTGTAATACTCGAAAGCATCTTCCAAAATATCGCCTGAGAATCCGACTTTACCAATACGGATGCAATACCATGGCTCTTGGCCATAAGCTGAATAAATACGTTCAACCACACTTGCGTCAGTAACGGTAAATTCTTTGTCGTAATTTTGTGAGTTCATATTTACTATTTCAGGCTTTTCCTCATCGTTTTCTAAAGTAACTTCCATGATCTTTGCTGCATTCGTATCACCTTGCAACTGGATGAGTGTATTTGAGAAACTGTCGTCATCGTCTGTATCTTTCACTTCGTTGCCTTCTTCGTCAAAGGTTATGTTCGATCCCTTTTTGGTGAATACCATAGCGCCAGGGAAGAAATTATTTCGTACATTTCTGTACTTGACATTGGACAGCCCTTCATCGGTACTCATTTCTGTAGCCACTCGGTCACCTTTCCCGACAGGATAAGTATTTTTCCCGGCCATTGACACCCATAGGATTTGACCTTTGTAGTATTCAATGCCTCCGGCAGCTTCTATTTGAGCCAGTATCACATCTTTTTGAGGGTTAAAAACATCTATATAGTCGATGTTTTCTTTCTTGACCTGCAGAGCTTTCCCTTTACGTGTCTTCTTTCCGCTCCAGTCTGGATGTACTGCTATTTTTGCCACATAACCGTTTTCATCTTCTTCTGTCAGACGGCAATTTTCAAACGGTACGTGCTGCATCTCCACTATCTCACAGAAAACATTGTAGTTAACATGGATTGCTATTCCATTGAGTTCGGACATGTCTTTACATAGTAACATGTGCACATCATCCAATGTGTCACCTTTTCGATTGACTACATATTTGGAAAAAGCAACCTCACGGAATCCGTTTCCTTCAATGAAGTCAGCGAAACGGTCTGAGCATTCAGATGCAGTAGAGCTTGCAGCAATGATATTCTTTAATGTCTGCGGATATAGGTTGTCCTGTCCGTAGGCTTGAATTCCTAGATTTTGTAAATAGCTTGTATCAATGCGGTTACTGCTTTTCTTTTTTAGATCTCTTACTCTCATATTCGCGAGGTTTACGTTCGTCCTTTATTTCTTTTATTCAACTTTATCTTCGCCTTCTCCATTCATTGCGTTCACAATCTCAATGGCCTTGCTTAGATGCAGATTCAGAGCTTTTTTACTGATCTTCTTGCCGTTGATTTGGAAATCTTTCAACGTGTCAGCCACGGATTCTTCAGAAACTCCGTCTTGTAATGATTCTACCATTGAATCAAGCAGGCTTTGATTGTATCCACATTTGTTAACACGTTCTTTCCAGTCCGTAGGTACATGGGCGAAATAAATTTCACCTTTCGGATTTTTGGCAAGGTACTTTTCAGCAACTTCATCAGTGAGGTTATCATTAGTGTACATTTTATTGCTTCCGAACTCCGGTTGAAGCAGGACACCATTTTTTAATATATAATTACATTTTTCTTTCATACGGTTATTCTTTTTGATGTAAACAGTCATTTCGATTACAGCATCGCGATAGCAGTCGTTACATGATGTTTTGGTGAATTCTTTTCCTAATACTTCCTTGTACAATCTTTCTATCTCCGATTTATCAGAAGAGGAGTAGGAGGGAAGATCTCCTAGCTCCTTTAATTTATCAACCACTTCTTCTAACTCCATAATCATTCAGTTGGTTTTGTCAGTGTTTCAACAAGCGTTTTTGTCGCATCGTAAGATGTTTTGTACAAGAATAATGCTGATTTGGGAACCTTGGTTTCTTGCAAAGAGATATTCCATCCCCCTTCCGTTTCTTCAGAGTACTTGTCATTGCCGATCTCTGCGGCTTTCAAACCTTGGTAGTAACCGTAAACCTGAAAAGCTGAATCTCCCGGATTTTCGGTTTTATTTAACCCTTTGGCTTTATTTTCCAATACAACGACAAAATCACCGTTAGCAAGCCCATCAATAATGTCATTGCATACATCGGGGTCATTTGCTAATACAACCATGTTCACTGTGTTAGTAAACGTGTTACGATAGGTTCCTGTTGCCAAGGTTGTATTGGTACCAGTAAAGGGGGTTGCACCGAATACCTGTACCTTGTAACCTTTTTTACCTGTTTTCAGCGCAAGAGCTTCTATCACATTCTTGCGGGTCGTGTTGAAAGTAACCGCACCGAAATCCACTTCTGCACGATTCATTATTACGCCCTCCTGTTCCAATCCTGGAACAATAGGATCATCGCACGATGGTGCGATGTCCTTTTTGATTGTTATATCACATATTGCCATATTTGCTCTTTTTCGTTAGTATGCTACCTGTACCAACTCATCTTCGCCAATCATGGAGCCTAATTTTCCTGTTGAATAAATGTAGTTCTTGCGGGCTTTCTTATCAAACCAGATATCCAAGTCCGACATCGGTTCGGTGCCCTCACATCCATACATCAAGTTCTCAGGAGAACATAAAACAGCACGATGCGGTAAGTTAAGTTTGGTTTTGTTGTTCTGATAGGCTTGAATAAATCTATCCCAAATGGAACATTTAACGATGGTTGTTCCATCGTATTTGCTGACCTCTACACCGTCAAATACAACTTCCCAGGGCATGATTACCTTGTACTTTTCTTTCATATCGTGAGTCAGAGCATCGCACATTGACTTGGTGGCGAAAATTGCGCATCCGTCTTTTTGGAAAATCCGGCTGTCGGCATCTTGCAACATCGCATCGAATATTGATGTGGCAATGCCTGTTTCTTTCATCTTTGATTTTTGTAATGCATATGATTCTTCTGCGTTGGCTGCAATTTCAGTGTGCTGTTCGGCATTGTTGGTACAGATGGCAAACAGACGTTTGAAAAAACCGTCACATGTTTTAAATAGTTCGATGTTTACTCCGTCAGTGATTTGACCACCTCCAGTGACAGACGCTGCTGATTTATCTCCAAACCATGTAAAACGCCACATCATTTTCATCATAGCTTCAGACAGCTTCGGCAGTACAATACCGTCCATATATTCGGTCGATGTCAGGTCTCCTATATTTGTTCCCGTTTTAAGGCAGTACTTGGCAATGGTGTTTTCCAAGTCTGTATAGCACATTTCCAAAGGAATTTGCCAATCCCCGATTTCCCATTCCTTTTGGGCGGCAGCGATAGCCACTTTTTTATATTCAGGGTCGCATCCGGAGCCGGCTACTCCGATATCTTCCATTTCACCGATAAAACCTGCTTTTTTACCGTTAGTCACATTGGGCATAAACGTCATAAAACGCTCCATGTCCTCGTTTTGAAAGACTGTTAACTGAATAAGGTCTTTCAAGTCTTTTACAGCCTGATTATCAGGTGTAAGTTTGTCAAAATCTAAAATAGGCATTTCCCCTCCTTTTATTACTTGTTGTTTCTTTTTTCTCTTTCTTCACGAAGTTTTCTCTGAATAGGCGTTTCATTTTCTTCTACTCCTTTTATACCCTTGTTGAACGTTTGGGTACGAGCTGACACTTTATAAGTACTACAATGTTTTGCCAGCCAGTTTTCGCCCCCGGCCATACGGACTGCGTTCAGAATCTTGTTGTCCTCAATGGTACGGGCATTCGTCTTTAGAGAAGCATTCTCAGTTTCCAACTCTTCTATACGGGCTTTTAAAGCTTTCACTTCATCCTCTTCCAATTCATCAGGATCTTTAATTTCTGTAATAACGCCATCTGTCACAATGATAGTCTTTCCGTCAGGCATGACATGTTCGCCATCGGGACTTGCTGTATCTCCTACTTGGGGTTCACCTTCATCTCTTTCCACGGTAAGCGTGTTACCTTCGGCATTTGTCAATTCCATAGATACGACCTGTACGTCTTCAATTTTTTGATAGCCGCATTTGGCCAGCAGCCTGTCTATGATAGTCTGCTTCACTGTTACTTCTTTTTCTTTGTTCATTTTTTTGTTATTAAATGTGTAAGTTCTCCCTTTGGCAGTTGTAGGCATAAGAACGGTCGTGATAAAACCTAATTGTTTGGCTGTTTCACCACCAAACCAACCGGCTTTATTCATTTGGGCTTCGATAACTGAGGCTTCCGATCCTGTGCGTTCTACATACAAAGCTAGCATCTTGTTTTTTTCACTCTCCAAGTTTGATTTTATTGATTCTAGGGTTTCAAGATCAAGGTCTCCATCGTATGAAGCCATATAAGGCTTGTGAATAAGAAACTTTGCATGTGGATAAGCAAAACGTCTTTCTTTTGCAGCGGCCAATAATATCACGGTTGCCATGGATGCACATCGTCCTACTGCAGTACAGCTGATTTGCTTTCCTGAAGCACGTAAGGCGTCATAAATGGCATACCCTTCAACGGCATCACCACCGCATGAATGTATCTCAATATCAATAACGTGGTCATTCGGATCTATCCAAGATAGGAAATTTTGAATATCGGGAAAAGACAATCCCTCTTCACCAGTTAGATACCAATTTTCCATTTTGTCTTTATCTGCAACAATATCTTTGTTGATGTATAATTTCGCCATATATAATCTATTTTGAAGCAAAGGTAAAAAACGGTATATGGCTATAAGAATTTCAGAACATAATAGCACTGACACGCTTTGTCAGTAAAAAAATAAGGGGAAGAATAATCTTCCCCCTTATTGAATTGAAACGTCAACGGACAACCTGTCAATGACTCTATAGATGGTCCTTTCTGAAATGCTGTATTCATCTGCCAGGTACTGCATGATATATGCCTTTTTATGACCTTCAGCCGTAAGACGGGTGTAGTCTTTATACATTTCTAGGTATTTAATATCTGATGCATCTAATGACATTTCAGACATTATCCTAAGAGTGTTCCTGTTTATATATAATAGTTCGTATGCTTTCATAAACTACCGCTTTCTTCTATGTATTTAATTCTATTCGCAACTGAAGTAAACTCTTCTACAGAAACGACAGGGGCAGGAGCCATCATCATTCCTTTGGCGACTGCTCTGGCCAGCATATCTTCGCCTAAAGTTTGATTATTCGTTGCTGTTACATTAATAGGTACACCTCCACCCATCATATTGAAGGATGATAGGATAGGGGCGAACATGGACGTAGCTTTGGCAGTTATAACGGATTCTCCATTCGACAATTGTGCCGGAATACTGTCGCTCGTTCCTGTCCCCGGTCCTGTAACCAAACCACCTTCTGCAAATTTAGCACTTTTTACTATCTTAACAGCATTTGCAATGTTAGAAAGGATTGTTGCAATACCTGATGCCATTGTAGCTATACCAAGAATACCTTTCCCTGATTCAGCGGATACCATTTTTGCGATCGCCTTACCTGAATTGATGGCGATCTCTGCCAAAGCCAACATTTTGCTTGCCATAGCAAATCCTCTGTCAGACTCCCCAATTTGTTCTGTGAGAGCTACAAGGCCATTTGTCACCTGTTCCATTGCTTCATATTTAGTTTGTTCTATTTCAATCTCCTTATCGCTCAGTTCTTTTTTGGATTCCAGATAAGCATTCTGTGCTTCCAGCTTGCGAAGATTGAATGCTTCTATACTTTCACCTTCCATTTGCTGCAGGCTATCGAGCTCGGCTTTCTTTTGTTCCATCCTTATACGAAGAATTTCCTCTTCGTTATCATATGCTTGTGCGATTTCCGTTTCAAAGCGTATGCGCATGGCTTCCTGTTGCTTGTTGATAATATCCTGCTCATGAACTGTTGCCAGTTCGTCTATCTTGGTATTGTACTTTGCTTTAATGGCCAGTTTCATTTCTTCGGTTTGTTCTGTGCTGGTAAGTTCCGCCTCTTGTTGTGCTTGTAATTGTTGTATCTTTAACTGGTATTCCTGTTCGCTGCCTTCCTTGACCGATTCCAATTGCAGGGATATCATTTTTAAACGGTTCTCCAGTTCTTTTTTCAGCTCCTCATCGGACAACTTGCTAAGTTCCATAGATTTTTGTTGTTCCAAAGCCTTTATTTTGGCGTTGATGGCTTCACGAGCCTTAGCGGTAAGGTTCTCTTCTTGCTTTAAACTGATTTGCAAATCCTCAATCTGCCGGGAATAGTTCAATTCAATCTCTTTCCGTGCTTGTTCTCTCTTGTCTTTCACTAAGGCAAGCATAGCATCTTCTGCTGCCCTTACTGCTTCCAGTTCTGTTTGCTTTGCTTCCTTTGCTTTGTCTGCACCTTCCTGGCGGATAGAGTTTAGGGTGTTTTGCTGCTCTGTCTGACGGGTGTAACTGCTTTCTTCCAATTCACTTAATCTGTTTACTTCTTCGCTTAATTTCCTAAGGTCATCAATAGTGCTTTCCGATATACCGATTTTTCCAATAGCTTCATCTGCTGTAATTGCTCCTTTTTGCATGTCCTCAATGGTCTTAAGGGCTTCCTTTGTTACTTTAGTATATCCGAGCATATTGGCAATTCTTGCTTTCGCTAAGTCTGTTTGGATTTTTAAGTCCTCTTTTTCCATTGCTGCAGCTTTTTCCGCAGCTTTGATACGTTCCTGTGTGGATAGGGTTTGGTCATCTGCAGCTTTTTTCAGTTTCTCAATTTCAGCTCGGTTAGCGGCACGTGACATGGACAGCATGACTTCCCTCTTGTCTATCTCATTCAAGACTTCTGCCAGCTTCCACGCCTGTTTGGTTTCATTGACTATTTCATCACCGATACCAGCGAATATGGATTTGGCATCATTCCCCGCCTGTTTGAAGTTCCCGGTAAACAGATTCACTAAAGCACTTCCCAACTTGCCTGCCCGGTCTATTAAGACATTTACAGTGGCACCCAGAGCCCCCATTATTTTATTGGCTGCTTCCACGCCCTTCTGTGTTTTGGTGAACCATGATACCAAAGATCCTAAAGCTACAATTAATACTCCAATACCAGTTCCAAGTAGAGCAACTTTCAACAGTTTCAAAACTTTAATCCAGCCGGTTGTGGTGGTCGAAACTGTAAGCATTTCTGTTTTTACTCCAGACAAATAATTTCTTACTCCACCCAAGGAGGTCACCATTACATTTATCTGCTGCACGAACGGGATATTGGCATTGGCGGCTTCCATTATAGCTTCCTTGTAATTGCCAACATTTCGGTAATACCGCTGTGTCTCTTCTTCAGCGTCCTTCAGAGCATCAGTAACCTCATTAATCTTGTTTTTCAATTCTGTGCCGCTAGCACCTTTACGTTCCGCTTCGGATAAAGCATCGTATTCAGCCGTTAGATTTGACAGTTTGGCACGGAGAGAAACAAGGCTGTTTTCTTGCGCCTTCTCCTGCTTGAGCTGATTTTGCATTGTTTTCGTTATAATACGTATCGAATCATTACAGTCGTTGATATAGGCTTTAGATGCCGCCATTTCTTCATTGTACTGCTGCCTTTTTATGTCTCCAGCCTTTAACTGTTCCTTCAGTTTCGCCTCTGCTTCTTTGGCTTTGTCGATTTTTGTCTGATACTCGGCTATAGCTTTGATAGCCTCATTATAATTCACTTTGATATCAAGTATCTTTTCTACTTTGTCTGCCATAATTAATCCAATTGAAAAAGTTTACATTCGCAAATACCTGTTTTCTCTGCTTTTATTGATATGACTGCGTAATATTTTCCATATTGGGCCAGATAAACAGGTACAGACATATCCAAGTTTCGTAATTCATGATCTCTGATTTCTACCAGCTCGGTAATAATCTTAGGTTCTCTGATATATTTCTGATAAGATTTGTAGTTGTTTTCAATAATAGTGTTCCAGTCCAGACCGTCAAAAGTTGCTGTATTGTCGTTCTTTAGGACCAGTAGTCTGGGATCTGTACTTTCGTTATATTGTAAAGCTCCGTCAGATGTATAGGAATATATCGGGATAGTTGCGATTCCACCTTTCATTTCAGACGCTGCGAAAGGCAATGTCAGCGTTTCCTGTTCATATTCCAAAGTCTTATCGTCAACGTATATGATTCCATTGTATTTGTCGTCATTTTTCCATTTGTATACATTTCTTTGAGAGAATCCGTCAATTTTGAAAGATATATTTTTAGGACGGTTTGCACTATATGAGGCGATAACTCTTTTGGTCCAGTTCAGAGCTTTGGTCTTATTTTCTATGATGGTATCAATAGGAACGAAGCTTACGACATTTCCATTGCCGGGAATGGCAAAAGTTCCACAAATAGATGCTATAGCTTTGATAAAGTCTATCTGTTTTATATCAGGTAGGTTTGGAACATAATAGAACCGGGAGTTTGCTTCATCAGTGTCTTTCAAATAGACAGTATCTCGCATCGTTATTTTGACATAGCTTCCTTCTTCTATTGTATAATTCCCCAATTCTGCATAAGGATCGTACAGTATAGCGCTGAGTTCCTCTGTATCTCCTGGATTAAACTCCCCATCTATAGCGAAAGAATACCTGTATTGATTTTCTTGTAATAAAGATATACTCGGATTACACCTGAATTTCAACTTGCTGGTTATGGATTCTTTGTTCCGTATATCGAAAGAAACACCATATTCACCTGAACTTTGTGGTTCCTGGCTAGTATTGACTATTATATTGATAGTTCCAATAATTCTAAGGGGTACGTTCTCTTTCTGCGGCTTGAATCCGATTACCTTGCCTGACGAATCTTTTGTTATAGCCACATAATAGTCAGATCCACTTTCCACAAATTGGAATATTTTGAGAATCCATCCTCCTGGAATATTATATGGAGATATTCCGTCATTTGTTAAAGTTGTAGTGCGAGCTTCGATTTCTTTTGGTGCGCTATTTCTTGAAAGCAATGGAATAACTAAAGTTTTCAACAGTTCGTAGTGTTGTTCTTGGAATTTAAAGGTGATATCGGCATCAGCTTCTATTTTGTTCAAAACCCACATAGCTGTAACCACAGGGTGATACCAGGCAGCCGGCTCATCATTTTTAAAGCCATAATCAATTTTAGGTATTCGGGGCGAATTGTCTCCTTTCTTCCAAATGATGTAATCTTCGTTTTCTGTCCTGCCGTACGATAAATCCTGCAATGTCTTGTTGTCATTTACAATTTCTGCAAATTTAGAAACATTGCCCCATGTCATGGCTATATCTATGGTTTCGGATATTTCTATAAGAATGACGCTGGCGTCCGGTATGATTTCAATCCCATTGCGCAAATAGCGTCCTTTGTGGTTGATACGAGCATATTGTGCTGAATGGGATGGGAGATGCGCATAATTAATCACATGACAGTTGTTGACTGTCAAAGGTAGCTTGATGGAGTATGTGTTGTTGCTTGTGATCTTGCTTACATCGCTAAAAATATTACTTCTAAAATTCAATGTGATATTGGTACTTTCATTAATATCCATTGCTTTGTTATCTATGAATAGTAGTTGTTCTGTCATAAGCTCTGCACGTTAGTTTCAGGTAATATAATGTTCGCTTCAAAGTCTTGCAGTGATACCCGCTGTTTGACGAAATTTCCCACAGACACATTTACGGCCATCCATCTGGCGTTACCGTTATCATCATAGCCCATGAACATATCAACAACAGGAGATGTGGCCATTTGGTAAAGGAAGTCATAAGTTATGCTGTCTATTAATGGAGCGCATACGGGAAGTGTCGTTTCTTCCATTTTCCTTTGCTTTCGTCCGCTACCTCCATGGTATCCGTTCTTGTAACTGTAATCCTGCATATTGTTTCTGATGAACTCTCCGTCATTGGATACCTGCGAAGTCTCGTTTCCTTGCATGAATAGCCAGTAACACCACATTCCATGGCGGTTGATCCATCTCAAGTATATTCCACAGTCTGAATTGTCAACCTTACAAGTGATCTTTGTGGCCATATTGAGCAGCCCTCGGAAGGTGAAATCAAAGGTGTGGTCAAAAACAGATGCTGCCGTATTACTTCCAGGTAGATAAAATTCCACCCTGTCTGAAGCATCTATTCCAGCAAGAATGATATTCCATGCATTTTGTCCTGATAATGCGATAGGGGAGCTTTCGGAACCATCTATAGTTACTTTTACATTCCCTGATGTTGCAGAGTATAAGCCTACAGAGAATGGGTAGTTTTTGAACCATGTCAGCACTCGGCTTCCATTATACTGCTCTCCAACCTTACTGGCTCCCCACAATATGAATACGTTGAACTGGAAGCTGTTTTCAAGTGTTCCTGATTCGTTATACATATCAAGCTCTATGCTAAACAGACGTCCTAACTTACTATCTTCGGCGTGAGTTGACTTGTAATCGACTTCTCTGTATTCGTCAAAATAGCTCTGCGTATAGAATGATAGGTCAAAGAAGCAGGAACCACCGAACGTCGCTCTGTTCTCTCTGTCTGATGTGGCTGTGGTGGTGTCCGTTACCGTTGCAGTAACAGATTGATAGTTTCCGCCAAGGATATTTATTATCACAGGATTAAAGCAGAATCCTATTTGGTCAGGATATTCAATTGTTGTATTATCTATCGTATGTGTTCTCATTGTCGAAATTCAGATTTATATGTTCAACTTCTGTTTCATATATAGCCGATACCCTGCTAGCTATATTGTCCACGGTATTTTCTAGATCACGGGAATAGATTTCCTCATGTTTTCTGTTTCGGTATAGTTCCGTTCCTTCCTTGGCTATCTTTCTAGCGACAAGGTAGGCGAAGGAATCGGGCTTCTTTACTTGTATACCCTTATCTTCCACCCATTGGCGGATAATCTTGTAAAATCCTTTCGGAACTTTCCCTGGCCCACGTCCGGTTTCTAGTACCGCGAATGCCTGCCTGCCCCACAAAACGCCTCCGTCCTCCGACATTTCTACTTTCAGACTGCCCTTTGTCCTTCCACTGGCTACTTGTCCGGCTGCTTCATGGTTGGCTATAATTCGCTTGCGTAACGCTTCCAGCTCTTCACCTATTATCCTTAGGGTTCCGGCTTTAGTTTCTGCTGCCATATACAATCTCTTTCACGCTCTTGTTGCAAATAACAGTACCCATTATCTCTTCTAACTTAAGTTGGATAACTATTCCGGTTACATTAACATCCAGCTTGTCATAGAAAACAGAATAAGGGATATCTCCTGATATTTCTTTGAACATCCCACTCCTGTTCAATAGCAATATGAATTCTTTGGCTTTATTCTTGCATCCTTCTATCACTGCATCATTTTCTGTGCCATCAAAATCGAACTTGGTTTTATCCATGAATGCCATCATACAGTTAGGGCAGTCTCTTAACTGCTGTCTGCCTAGATTAAAAGTTCCGCTTACAGGAAGGAGATTAAGCACTGCCGGCAATTTAATCTTGTCCAGTCTTATATTGGCTGTTTGCCAGTTGTCAAAAAGGTAACTTACACCCTCCATGGAGTCTACTATCTTTTTAATTTTTTGCTCTACCGTCATTTCTTCTTACTTAATATGTTTCTTAATCTACGTTCGAATCTTACTCTTTTGGCGTCCATGTCAAGACATTTATATACTCTGACCCATGGCACGCTGTCTACTTCTGCATGATCAGTGATACCCATGCGCTGTGCATAGTAATCAATCATGCCGAAAGGTCCAAAATTTAGCAATTCGGATCCTGCTTGCTTCTCTTCGGGTGTGGGTGGTACATTAGTCGACGCGAATAGTTTATTTATTCGTTCAACTTCTTTGGCCACCCATTGTACGAATCCCAGTACATCGCTAGCTGGAAGTTGGGATATATAACGTTTACTCAGCCCCATCAGTACAGTACAGGGAACGAACAATATATCGTGTTCTGTTTCGATGGATTGCAGTTGCATCAGTTCTCCCATATTTATGTCGTTTAGGGTATCTGGTGTCTTATACTGCCCTAGTTGATAAGGTTTTTTCAGTTCATCCAACTTGGTTCTAATGACCTCGGGTTCGGTGGCAATGCTGCTTATTATCAAAAATTCTTTTACTGTCATATCTTTCCTATTTTTGCTTTTGGTCGTTTTGGTGTTGGTTTGATGCGGAATATCATTGCCATTATCAGCATATCAAGGTAATCTGTGGAATGACCTAATATTTCTTTCATTTTTTCTTTGCTGATTATTCCTTTCTTCCGTGTGTCTGCATCAATATGTGCTTGTTTGAGAACTGACAATTCTTCAATGATCCGTTCCCGCTGTGCTTCCGTGCATACGATACGAAGCAATCGATTGTTAATCATCTCAGCCAGTTTGAAGGCACACTCTGATTTCAAATTGTCAAATTCAGGATTAATAGGTCGTGCTCCTCCATGAAACTCCTTGATACCGTTCAGATAGCTTTCAAGATAGTTCCCCAATCCGTCAGAGTCCGCAATCATCTTACTACGAGGAATTGAGCATTCTATCATCATCCGCTTCAGGTCTGTTTCAATGGATTTTCCAGTACTGTATTCCTGATCCAGTTTGATAAAACACACATTCCCTTTCCAATGACCGGCGATAAATCTGTCTCGTCCCTTCATTGCAAGGTCTGCAGAACCGGTAGATTCACCTGCAGGAGCAATGAACTCATTCGTGAACAAGTCACAGATAGCGTCGTAGTTACACAGGGCAGTCGGGTCATTATCATACTCCCAATTGCCGAAATATAGGCGTTCCTTTGTTACCCGGTCTTTTGTGTTTCGAAGACTTTCGATGTAGTCTTCTGTTGCCCAAGGATTATCCTGCACCAAAGCTTGGATAAATGCATAAGGAGCTTGTAATTTGTCTTCTTTCCAGGGCTTGTAGAATTCACGGTATAGCCAGTTTTTCTTCGGGTTACAGGTGATAAGTATCTTTCCGGGTACATGGTATACATCGTTCATGTGGCGGCCGATACGGGTTTTCAAGACTTCGAAGGCAAGGTAGTGCACTTCACCAGCTTCCTCTATCCATCCTCCTGTATATTCCTTAGACCCCAATCGTTCATACATCGGATCTTTCACCGGATAATACGTCAAGTCAATATAAACGATTTCACTTCCGTTGTCGAAGGCTATCCCTTCATTTGTTGTCTTGTATGCCGTGAAGCTGTGAGAAGATGCTACCTTATTGAAGGTCACGGTAACGGACTCACGGCTATCCTTCAAATTATTTCGGCCAACAAACCAGCGAGTACCGGGAAGATAGTAGGCACATTGCATCAGCCATTCACAGCCTAGCCATGATTTACCACCACCTCCGGCACCACCATACAATAAAAATTTCGTTTTGCTGTCACGAAGAAAATTGTATGCCAATCGCTGTTTTAAGTTAACCTTTTGCTCCATATCACTTCAATTTGTCAGCTTCGGGAGTATAGGGAAGAAAGTCAAATCCGTTGAAGGGTTTGCCTTGTGTTGTATGATCCACTTCCTGTTTGTCGGACAACCCTAGCTTTCGGGCTATAATGTTTGCATTGAAAGCGCCAACACAGGCTCCTTCAAATTGTTGAGTCTCGATGGTTTCTTCCACCCGCGCGATGACGTGCAAAAAATCTTCATCATTTTTTTTCATGCATTCACTTCTGAAGCTACTCCACCAACGTGATGAAGTACCTAGATAGATACATAATCCGGTGAGAGAGTAGGGGCGCTGTGTAGGTGAAACTTCTTGTTGTGTTTGCTGTTCATTAACAGTTTCTGTTCTTTTACCTTTTTTGCGTCTAACAGGCATGGTACGTTGTATAGCCTTTCTTGTTGTCCATGGGTTTTCATCACACCATTGGAAATATTCGCACGCCGCCTCCCATAACGCTTCAGGCGTGGCGAAGAGTTTATCCCTGCCATGCTTGCTGCGTAACATCCAAAACTGATTTCCTTTAGGTGCTGCCATTGTTTATAGTGTTTTAAAGATTGGTATAATTTCTTTGTCCAGATCCCATTTGCGATTATTGGGAAGAGGAAGTGTGAATTCATATTGCAACGCTTTCAGATAATCATTCTTACTTGCGCTCCTTCCGTTGGTTGATGCTACTTGAAATGACGAACCTCTTAACTCTTTTTCTGGGCTTATCTTCATTCCTTTATCGAATATGTTAAAATCCTTTCCGATGTAAGCTGTGTTTAATCTGACGATGTCAGCTGTGGAATGATAATGCTGGAAGTACCATTCACCAAAACGGAAGTTGGCTGTGAAGTTCTTTGCGTCAAGAAATACGGCTTTAGAACGATGGTCGTGTGTTTCCTTGCGTTCAGATGATTTCTGGGCGAACAGCAGCGGAATGCCAGACCAGAATATCATTCCTCCGGGCTTGCATAATGCTGATAACGAAAGTAAGACATTCTTTTCATCCTCTTCTGAGTTCACAGAGTTCAACACGCTATCGCACACAACCACATCGTACAGCCCGTAGTCCGACAAGGTCTTGCATATGGAAGCACAGTCTTGCCTGATTTCCTTTTCATCAATGATGTCCGCTCCATCTTTGCGGTGGAAGAATTCAATGGCGTCAATGAGATAGCCTTTTTTCTTCAGTATGGTTGCGTAATCCTTTTGTCCGGCACCGAAATCGAGTATGCGCATATCCTTGGTGATGTATGGTATAACCTGCGTTTCATACAACGTTGAATGGCTACGCTTGCTTGGAACCCCGTTCTTTTGCCGTAGCCGTGCCTTTTGGGCAAAAGACTGTATATAGGTCTTTCGTTCCAGATGGGAATACTCGAACACTCCATATTCCTTAGAGAAGTATTTGAGCGCGATTTCTTCTTTCCCTTCTGGAAGGACATATACAAGTAGGTCCATACCTAATAGTTTTACCGTTTTGGCATATACTGTTGAGATGATCACTTTCCCGGTATGGTCACATATGGCATTTGCAAACTGGCCGTAACGGAGAATCATTTTCGTAAGGTCAACAACACGTGAGTTGTTTCCTCCTTTGGAAAGAATGGAGATATCTTTGTTGGATACAGTATAAAATCCTTCTGTTCCTTTAGGAAGACTTACATTGATTTCTGGTTGGATTTCCGACAACTCACATTCCGCATAGTTGTGAAGTTGGTTGAACCTTACTTCATCGGTGGAGTTTACACCGTCAAGAATAAAGGCTGGAACATGGGTATACCCAAGCAGCTTCATTGTCTTTGTACGTTGGTGTCCTGCCATGATACGTTTATCCGATTGACGTATGATGATCGGTTTGATAATGCCTAATTCCTTGATGGATTTTTTTAAATCTTCTTGTGCTTCATTAGTGAGCAGGCGTGGGTTATATTCTGCCGGGTTCAATATTGATATGTCTATGTATTCCATCATAAGCCAAGTAGATTATTAACAAAACCAACCATTACACCGTTCTTATCCAAATATTCAGAAGCCCGTGCTTTCAGTGCTTCCAGTTCGCTTTCACTGACTGGAATCTTATACCCCTCAAATACTAAATATTTGATATGAGCTCCGGCTTCATAGTTTGCGTTCTTGAGTACATTATGACTGTCTTCTATATCTTCTGAAAAATCTGTCGGATCAGGAAAGCTGATGCCTTCCATACCCCAATTAAGCAACTCGTTACAATCCCAGTCAAACAACTTGGTTATGTCCCATTGTCCGTTGTTAACGTTATCACGTATGATTAGCTCACGTTCCCTTTCCTCGGTCAGGTTGGGAATAAGAACGGTCGGTACTTGTTGCATACCTAGCGATATACAGGCATCATACCTTTGGTTTCCGGCTATAATGATCAATTCGCCAGTACGGTCTGACAGGATGATCGGTCGGGCTTCGAAATAATCCGGATTGTTTCGGATTGACTCTTTAAGTTTGTCCAGCTGTTCATCCGAAATAGTTCTTGGATTGTTTTCCAGTTTCTTCAGTTCCTCTAGTTTTCTGTAAATAATTTCCATAATTGCTTTTTTTGCGTTACAGAAACGAAGGTACTTAATAAGGGAGCTAAGGGGAAAAATGAGGAAAACAAAGTACTGACACGGCTTGTCAATACTTTGTTATGTGTGTTATAATTCCTTTGTTGATATCAATGCCGAATTGCTGGTAAGATAAAGAATTACAGGAAAGTATTTCACTGGTAACCTGTAAAGTCTTGCATTCTTCTTTGATGAACGTTAATATGAAAAGTGGGAAAGATAGATAATGCTTTTTGCAGATTTTTGGAACGGAGTAGAAACGTGACTTTACTTGTTTTCGTTTTCATTACCATTGTAGCTATCCTCTGATAATCACATATCTTCCGGCGGCTATTTCACTTCTATACTCGACAGAATAGCCCTTGTCTATAAATGCTCTTATGACATTATCGTGCGCCAACTCCGAAATTTGGTGTCTGTCTTTAGCGTCACTTCCAGTATTTTTTGCCCAACAATGAGGCCAGTTATTTCCCCATCCTACGCCATAATGAAAGTAAACACATTCGCCTTTCTTTTTGATTTCCGAGAGGATGAAAGATGCAAGTTCGTCTTCCTCGGATTTTCTTCTATTTGATTTTGGTATTTCTATTGTCAACATACTAATTTTTTTTTGAATTATTTCTTTATTACAACCGCCATAGTGCTAACAGTAGTTCCACTCTCTTTAAACTCGCCAGCTCCAATTTCAAAAACTTCTCCATGTACTTCTTTCAGCCAGTTGCGGAAATCAATACATTTCTTTTCCGAAGCGAATTTCCAGTGTTGGCTAGTTATTGCTGCAAGCGTGCCGCCTTCTTCCAATCGATCATACATAAGCCTGACATGCTCTATATCCTGATTACCGGAAAACGGAGGATTTGCAATAATCTTAGTGTAATGCCCTACACTGTCTTTCGTAAAGTCTTCATCAAGGAGTATCACATTTTCCAACGAATGCAAAAACTCTCTGTTTTCCGGCATCAGTTCATAGCATTCCACTGTTACGGAAGGACAAGCCCTATGAATGGCTTTAATGAGAGCACCGCGGCCGGCACTCGGCTCCAATACCGTATCATTTTCATGTATTCCTCCGGCAAGCATAACCAGCCAGTCGGCAACATCGGACGGAGTTTCAAAAAACTGGTAATCCTGCTGTAGGTTGCACCGTTTACCCTCTTTCAAAACGGAAAACACACGTTTCGGATTAAACGGGAATGTGAAACCTTGTACCTTTCCACCTTGCCATGAGCCGCCGGCTTCTTCTATCCACTTCTTTGCTTCAGCATAAGACTTTTTGTTAAATTGAACTTGAGGAAGTTTCAGAACACCGTCCTCAAGAGTACAATGTTTCAATATCTCTTCCACACTCCATTTTTTGCCTTCGTCAGCCTGCTTTTTCTTTTCAGCTATCGGAACATCCGGCGCTAACAGTGAAGATATTTTTTCTACAACTATGTTGCTTGCGTCCATGAAGGCACTGACGCAAGATATCGCTTCGATCAAGAAATCGGTGTCAACATGCCCGGTATCGTCATAGATGTCTATCCCTTCGGTCATGGATGACAGTTCATTGAGCTGCGCAACACTACCATGTAACGTTTCGATTAAAATCTTTTTTTTGTTCGTCATAACTTTTCTGTAAATAAATTCTTGTTGTGTCTACACTTCCATGACCGAGAAGATCGGCCAGTTGAATAACATCTTTGTTTTTTTTCAGGAACATTTTAGCGAAAAAATGTCGGAAGGCATGCGCGTGCATTTTTTTTGAATCGATACCACAATGTTTACCCCATGCTTTCAGGTGTTGTGAAAAACCTCTCTGAGTCAACGGTCCGTATCTCCCGACAGCAAGAGTACCGGACTTGCCTGTCTCCTTTATATAGTCCTTCACTTCCCTCTGCAATTGCTTTTGGAAAAAGAAACGCCGATACTTATTCCCTTTCCCTTTCAAAACAACTTCACCGATCACTATATCCTCCCACGTGAATTGCTGAAACTCCGAGAGCCGAGCTCCTGTAGTACCCAATACCTTAATGAAGAAATAGTAATCCTTGTTGAGTTTTGTTTTCAGATACTCCAGTAACCTATTATATTCCTCTTCTGTCGGCACATTGTTTACATCCAACTTGCGTTTCATTCTAGGTCGTTTCAGTTCAATAGGTTTCTTCACCCATTTGGAGAACTTCTCAATGGCTGTAATACGTAATCGAATGGTAGCTGGAGAAAGTTTTTCCTCTTCAAGGCTTTTTATAAATCGTCTGCAATTATCCATATTTAGTTCATTGGCGTATTCAAAATATTTTCTCAACTAGGTATAATAGACATCAATTGTGTGAGAGGAATAATCATTGTTATCAGTCAACCATATTATAAAATCATTAAGCAGTTTCTTATTCTTCTCTGAAATAACCTCAAGTTTCTCCAAAGGCTTTACAGCCTTTTCCCGTCGGCCATATCCGATTTTAAGATAAGACAATAAATCACAAACAGCCTCACACATAAACGAATGGCGCACCATAGCATCAGCATTTTTATGTTTATATTTATAATAACCACGACGATTGATTTCTTCGGAATTTGCAAGAAAATCAGTCACATATTTGATGTATTTCCCGATGCTATCATAGCTCCTACCCGTCGTATACAGGTAGGATATGTAATCTACCAATATTTGTTTTCGTTTATCATCCATTTTTTTGATTTGAGAGTTAATACTTCTTCCCGTGCATCTTTTCACGGAGTTCGTTATACTTCATTTTCTGCTCGATGTGCCAAAGCAGGTCTATATCTAAGTGCTTGGCAAGCCCGAAGATTGATAGTATCATATCATTCACGGCTGTAGGTAAATCAAATATTCCGTCATACCTAACAGGAAGTGTAGAGATGGAATAGATTGATTCGGTGAAAGTTTCGTCTTTACAGGCTTCTGCCATATCTTCAATACAGTCATCAATATCTCCGTTGGCAAGTTCAAGGTTTATTCCTCGAAGTCCTGCAAGATCAAGCAAGCGGATAACAGCATCAGCTAATTCTTCTTCGATTGAACCTTTAATGGTTTCGTTATATGCAACTTCGTAACCGCGCTCTTTGGGAATGTCAGAATCCAATCCTTGACAAATGCGGCTGTTAGCAATCTTCTTATTATACCGATCAACATTAGCACGCCTTCCTTTTCTATCTGCTTCCACAGCTTCCATCAGTTCAGAAATCACAAGGCAAAGAAAATGATTGTCACTTAGCTCTTGATCGTGAAACCCATGTTCACAAGCTGTTTTATATGCTTTGTCTCTTAATTCATTTAAATTCATTTTACTCATCCTTGTAATGCTTAAATATATCTATCCAATTCCTTTTCTAATAATTCTCCATCTATTTCAGGAAACAGCCTCAGAACTAAATCCAAAGATTTGCAATAATTGTTACTGTATTCTTCAGTATCCATTAATCGAAGTACCATAGAACAAAAGATACTTTTTGTGTCTTTTAATTCGCCTTTCATCAGCAATTTTGACAGTTCGATAATTTGACTAGTAGGATTATGAAAACTTCCGTTTATATATTGAAAAATTAGTCTTCCTTCAAATTGGCATATTTCACAATCTAGTTCACAATCAATGTACTCTATTTTACCATTTATGAATTCACAATAAACACATTCACTATTAGAAGCAAATAAAATTGCAAAATCATAGATATCATCACCATTACTTACAATTATTGAAGTAGATTCAAGAGTTTCCGAAACACCATTATTCCACTTTGCATCTTCAATAAGTTCCCTCACATATTCTTGAACTCTTGCAAAAGGAAAAATGTATTTCCACCTGTTATGTAGATATAATCGCAT